CTTCTGTTTTTTTATTCGAGCTTTTCTTTACGCTCTTCTTTTTAGTTTTCATTTCATGCCTTTCTTTTATTTCTGTTATTTGTCTTTGTGATTTAGTTAAGCCTTTTATATCAAATCTCTTTGCAGAGATATAATTCTGTGTAAGTTTTTCGTTCATCGAAATACCTACTTTATCATGAGCTCTTTTAATTAATTCATATGCGATCTTAAGCTCAATTAAACATATTGCATGTTTGTTCCAGGGAGGAAATTTATCAAATAATTTTTCATACCATGTTCTAATATGTCCCATTATTTGGGCAGGATTTGAATGCTTAGCTTTCTCTAATATATAGAGATTAAATTCTTTTAAATCCGGTCTAACGTTTTTAGAATCCGAAGTCAATTTGTTTTTCTTCTTGAATACTAATTTTTTCTTTTTTTTCTTTTTGAATATAAGTTTCATCTAAACCTACCTCACGCGACATTTTGTGTTGACAACTTGGATTTTTATTTATGCAATATTCAAAATACATTTTCATTCCATCTTTTTGACGTGTATATTTTTTAGTTGCAATTGAATTTTCTTTACAAATATAACAGTAAATTAAATTAGCCATAATTATTTCCTTAATTCAAAATGCCCGTAATCTCTTATTTTCCAGTTACCGCCCCAAACTAAATTTAATTCTTTACTTAACCGTTTGAAAATACTGTAATCTTCGGCTTTCCATGATAACCGGCGTCCCTTAAGTACAGCAATATCGAATGCAATTCGTTCTGTGTGTCTGGATTGTCTTGTCCATGTGACTTTTTTACCATCTTCAGTTCTACCTTTAGCGTACAATTTGTCTTGATCTTTTTGAGTTCGATAAGTACATGTTGGGATGAAAGTAACATAGTACCTGCTGGCACGCCGTTTGAGCTCATTATATTTCTCCTGAGTTTCTGGTGTTAATTCATTTATATCACGTGAACAGGATTTAGAAATTCCTGGAAATAAAAGAAAAATAAATAGGAAAGTTAAAAGAGTTAACCTGAATTTAGAAACTCTAAAAAGCTGGTTTTTAACTTTATAATAAACTTGATTATTTTTTTCTTGGTAAGTAAAGACTGTAAAATCTTTTGAGGAAACTAAATTAAAACCTTCTGTTAAATTTACAACCGTGGTACCGCGTGGAATTAAATATTTATTTTTTTTCTTTCTCTTATCCATTGCTTGCCCCTTCCTTTAATATAGTTATTTATATTTGTTAATTTCTTGTTCGTGTAAATCAAACGTTCCAATCAATGCTTTTTTCATTTCTGAAATTGGAACTTTTGATCCATCAACAACCCCAGCAATTTGCATTTCACCATTAGGTTGAACGGTTAATAAGAAAAAAGATTCGCATTTTGCAAGATTATCTATTACATCTGATTTTACCTGCATTGATCTTTTTAATCTTTCTTCTGCTGAAACTTTTTCATTGTAATATACATTTGAATTTTTAAAAGCCATAATTACCCCCACCCCATTTCTTTACTGTTTCTAACTGCTTGAGCATGATCTTCGTCTCTTAATTTCGCCATTCTTTCACCCCAGTATTTTCCAGTCTCTCCCTGCATCCATTCATCACCGTTAGGAGCAAATCTCCACTTTGATAATAAGTGATAATGGCTTAATGAATCAATATAATTTTTTCTTATTTTAGTTAATTCCATTTTAATGCCTTCGCGGTATTTTTAACTATTGCTACAGTTTTTACTGCGGATGATAACATTCCGAAACTTTTCTTTTCAAAAGACGTAGCGTCGAAAATTACCAAGATTACAAAAGCGAGTATGATTTTATTAATAGTTGAGTCCATAATGCTTGCCCCCTTCTCTTATAGACGCCATTCCGATAAGAACCATATTAGATACTCGAAAGTATTTAATATGCGGGCAAGCAACCAATACCAAGGTGGATTGGTGGTTCTTATCAGAATGACTTAAGTTTTGATCTTGCTTGCCCATTTTTTGAAATGTTTTGTTTTGCCCGTTAACTTATAAAAAAATTATAGCACACGATTATACGCTTGTACACAGTTATTTTCAATACCAAATTTCTTTGATACCGCAATGTCATAACAATTTTGTAAGTAAATAAATTGGTTAGTACTTAATTGTTTATTTTTTTTAATTTTAACTTTAATACTTTTTAAAAATTTAACTTTCTTTTCATCTAAAAATTCTTCATACTCAACACAGATATTATAAAGATCTGTAGATTTCATTTTACTTCCTCCCATTTATATAGTATAATTCCTCCTAATATTAATATAGAAAAACCCCCATCTTGATTTTCATGTTTGTAATAAACAGATTGAATTTTTAAATTAACTAAAAGTCTGGCGCAGGTAATGCAGGGAAGATATGTACAATAAAGAATTGAATTCTCTAAAGCCGTTCCTCGTTTTGCCGCTTGGACAATTGCGTTTTGTTCTGCATGAATTGTTCGAGTACAAGGATTTCCACATGTTCCTTTAATCGAATCAATATTAAAAGGTTTTACAAATTCCGCATCGCAATGACCAAATCCTCGAGGCGATTCGTTAAAACCGGTTGCAAGGATTTCATAATCTTCATTGATAAAAACCGCTCCAACTTTTCTTTTGAAGCAACTTGACTTTGACATAACAACTTCTGCAATTTCACAAATGTATTTATGTTTATTCATTATACTTTTGCCCCACTTTCTGCAACAATAGAATCAAAACCATCTACACCCTTTTTTAATTTAATTCCGTGCAGAGAAACCGGTGCAATCTTTTCTAAGATTTCAAAAACTTCACACGCGATCTTTCTTATTTCCAGAACGTTATGGTTATTTCCTCTTGTTACAACGAAATGTCTTAACGATCTCATGTTACCGGTAAAAACAATTTTCGCTTCAATTCCTATCGGAAGCATTTGTCTGGCCATACTGCACGCTTCTTTTTTCTTAACACCGTCTTCTCTTAGTTTCTTATAGACTTCTTGATAATTTTCAAACAACTTTTCACCCATACTTCCCATTGTTTTGTGCAATTCATCGATCTTACATAGCCTGGAATCAAGTATAATACGTCCATTTTCGACCGTATAATCTATGTAATGCGTTGATTCTTGAGAATAAGCGAAACCTGCTCGATGTCTAACCATCTCATGAGTAAATCCTCTGGAACATTGTGCAATTAAAAATGTAAAATTAACATGCTCCAGAACGGAACCGTGACCGGATTTAATAATGTTGGTAAGATATTCCTGATTACTTTTTCTTCCTTGTTTTTCTCCGAACGAACAATAACAAATTCTTCCCGCAAATTCTGGAAGTAAATCCGCTTGACGAGATAACCCTGCCCATGCTGATGCTGATCCATCCATCCAAACCTCGTTAACGTTTTTCTTTCCAAAGTTTTCCATATCTTTAAAGAAATCTGTTATGCCTGGAATGTTTGTTGTTTCGCTACTATTCCCAGAAACCCAGTTTAAAATCGGATGCGCAATCAAATATACTTTTGGATCTGTAAATATCTTCATTTCTTTTTTCTCCTTGGTTTAAAATTTATAACCATACCTTAATAATAAATAAGATTGGAATTAGGTATATTGAAAAAGCTAATATTACATGTACCGTTTTTAAGGCGAAACAATAATCTTTATATTTCTTTCCTTTTTCGGAACAAATCACCGCATATACAAGTGTAAAAATAAAAATAATCCAATTACTTAAAATTAAGTTATCAATCATTTCTTCCGCCTTTGTTTATTCCGTTTCTCTTGTCTCTTCTCTATATATAGGATAAAGATCAAACAACAAACGGCATGAGCTAAATGATTCTTTCCAGTTTCAGGATCTTTCTTTTCTCCGTTTCTCCAAGCGATGATATGCCGGAGACTTGCGGCGAAATATCTATCCTTCCCGTTTTTTACGTTCTGCCAATTGTTTGCGCCGTATTTTTTTAGCCCGAACATCATTACTTCCACTACCTCTTTTATCGGTTCGAATGGTAGCAAGTCCCACCTGGCCTTTTGCTGATCGTGTTTTATTCCCTGCTTCTTCATAAATCTCATCTCCATTTTTCCAGAGTAATCTGTATCCGTAATTAAAAATTCTCCGGATATCAGTTTTAGTTAATGTCGGATCGATGGCTAATAAATATTTCATCAATTGCCTAACTGCATTTTTTTTATAAACGTTAGATATTTTAGTATCCCGCTTTTTGTCTGTCGTCATTGATTAATATCCACTAATTCAAAACCTGCTTGTTCAATATCTAATTTTGTTTTTTTACTCTTCCAATGTTTCCAATTTGTTTCTTCTCTTAATTCAGCACCCTCCATCATGATACAACTTGCTATATCATTTAACCATTTATCCTGATCTTTCTTTGTAAGGATATTGAAGCCGATAAACTTTGACGCGAATAATTTTTGAATATCCAGCATTGAATCCAGTTTATCAAAACCCTCTGCAGGTTTGTATGTTATATCTGGATTTACTTTACACACTTGTTTTTCCATTCTCTCTCCTTTGTTTGAAATTATCTTACGACAATTTTCTTAATTTGTAAATGTTTATTTTCAATTTTCTTTTTCTTGCACATCTAATAAAAGTTCTAAATAATGTCTACCCAGTCTTTGCAACTCTTTTATAGTAAAACCATATTTTGTTAATAATAATTGTACGCAAACAATTTCATCTATAATTGATTTGTGATAAAAGCATTTTCTACCATATCTAAAAGATTTACTTATTAAATTATATGTTGAATAATAACTTAATGCCCTACGGCTAACCGGTATATTTTTACTTTCTAAAATATTTAATACTTCCTGTTTAGATAAACAATCTTTTTTGTATTTCATAAAATCATCCCAAATTTCTTTTATTGTTTTATCACTTTCCATAATAATATTTCTCCTTAATTAATTTTCTTTCTGAACTCTAAAATAATCTTTTTTGTTTCCTGGTAAATATCAAATGATATTTCGGCATGATCGTCCGTTCCTAAAATATCAAGAATAGATTCCGCTCGCATCACTTCATGAATTTCATCCAATAACATTTGTTCAATTTCATCCATAGTGTTATGGACTGTTTTCTTGGCCATTTTTGTTATTTGTTTTTTTGTTAATTTCTTCATTTCATTTCTCCTTTGAGTTAATTATTATTTATAATTTATTAATTAACGAACATAAATATTCTTTACTATCTTCTTTATCGAATCCTTCTTGTTCAAAATCATAAAGCATTGCTTCAGCTTTCTGGATAAAAACTTTCTTTTCAGATATTAAAACTATTCCTTCAAATCGATCTTCTAGTGTTGGTAATTTTTCTTTAAGTTTACATATTTCCATAACGTCATAACATTTAAAAATGGATAGGTTCTGATTGAAATCTAACCAACTTTTTGCTTCTGCTTTATGGTTAAAATAAACCACATCATAAATAGTATTATCATTATGTTTGAAGCCTACAACTTTGTAAGTGGAAAGTTCTGTTTGGTTTGTCATTTTATTTCTCCTATTTAATTAAATATTATTAAAGTTCTTTGATTAAAAATTTCTTGATTTCAGCAAAAGATAAATCATAAATAGCTTCACAAACATCATCACAATCATCTTTTTCCCAGTTAACTTTGCTACCAACAATATCTTGCATTTCTGAATAAATAACTTCTTGGACTTGTTCAAGTATTCTTTCTGCATTTTCTTTTCCAATCTTTTTTGCTTCTTTAATTTGTTTGGCTGTTAATTTCATTTTGTTCCTTTCTCTATATATAGGTTAGTTAAACTACAGTTAAAAGTCTTGTTTCTGCTACCATTGCTGAAAATCCAATATAAGATACTGTCCATGCTTTTTGAGATTTTGCTTCAAATATCCAAGCATCAGCTTCAGTTAAAGTATTAAAGAATCTTAATACTTGACTAATATTTCCTTTTCTATCAAGTCCAACTACAAATACTTTAGTAGCATTTTCCAATTTTGATTCGATTTCCGTTTTAGTTAAGTTTGTTATTTTATTTCTCCTTGGTTTTTTGTTCGTTCCCTTATTTGTTAATATAATTATAACACACTTTTCGTAATTTGTACACACTTATTTTCAATATTATTCAATTTATTTTAGTCCAAAAGTGGTAAAACACTCCGCGCGCGCGCTCTGAAACGACCTTTTGTCGCCCTAAGTCCTTGCGGTGCAATGGCCGTGCGCAAATACGCGCGTTTTCAGGGGGCTATATATATAATATATATTGAATACTATATTTTTGTTTTTTTTTAATAAAGAAGAAAAGCTAAAAAGGACCTATACTAGGGGGGGTAGAAAAGCGCGCATTTCGACACTTTTTCCAGAAATCAAAAAAATGAATAAAAGGTGTCTTTTTGTTAATAAATAATGTATAAATAAATTATGAAGATTAAAAAACCTACAACTTTAAAATCTCCACTTGAAGGAACTTCACTAATAAAAGTTAATAAAAGAAAACGTACTAAAACCGGAATTCATGGACGACCACTTTTACTTGATAGCATTAATATAGAGAAGATGTGTAAATTATTGGAGTTAGGCGCTACTGATCTCCAGATTTCGATCGCACTGGAAATCGGCGTCAAATCAGTTTATGAGTATAAAAAACACGCACGTTTTCTACAATCCGTCACTTATGCCGAAAATATGGCTAAGTCAATTGTGAAGCGTGGTCTCTTTAAAAGGGCAATCGGATATTCTCACGAAGAAACAAAAGTCTTCTGTAACAAGTGGGGAGATATTACTACTCATAAAGTAATCAAACATTACCCGCCAGAAGTTAACGCTATTAATTTGTGGATGAGAAATAAAGATAAAACATGGATAACGTCAGATCCAAAAGTTGAATTGAATACTACAAATTTAACTAATATCACAAACAACACAATCAAGGCTGAGGAAATTACCGATGAGCATAAACGAAGACTCAGAGAAGATTTCGAAATCTTACAAAGAAATGGAAGATTATTGCCAGAGCTCAGCACGTGAAGATATTAATATATTAGCTGAATATGTTTTAAAGGATGAGAAGGGACATAAAGTTGAGCAAGGCGATATTCACCGCGAAATCCAATGGCATATAGATGAATGCAAAAGACAAAAGAAAAAGAATTGCGGAATTCTTGCGCCATGGGGACATGGAAAAACTGAACAAGTTATCTTGCGTATATTAGATGAAGTGGGCAAGGATTTAAATATCAGAACTCAGCTAATCTGTAACACCGATGACAATTCCACAGCACGTGTAACTTCAATAAGCAAATATATAGAGGATGATGAGGATTATCAGAAAGTTTATCCTTCAGTTCGTCGTTCCAGAAATCAATCAGATTCTTGGGGAAGACATAAGATTATAATTGAACGCGATTCGAAATCGAAAGATGGGACATTAGAGGCATGGGGAATTACAACATCTGGTACCGGTTCCCGGGCGGACTTACAAATCTTTGATGATCCAGTTGATTTGCGTAACGCAATTTTAAATCCAGCAATGCGTCAACAAGTGAAAGATTCATTTAGAAACGTTTGGCAATCTCGGTTAACGCCGGATGGCTTCAGGATATATATTGCTACCGTTTGGCATGAAGATGATTTGACTCATGAGTTAATGGTGAACGAAGAATGGAATTTTTTAGTTATGAAAATATCTGAAGACTTTGAGAGAATAGAATGCGAATCCTGTTTCAAAGGAAATTATGATATTCCTGTGTGGAAGATTTGGAATAAAGAAGCCTTAATAACGCAAAGAAAAGATATAGGTGCGAGGGCGTTTGATCGTGGATACAGACAAGATGCAATTAATGATGAAGACAGGACTTTTCCTTCTAGCGATAGTATTTTCGATTGGAATGGGAATACAAATCATATTGATAATCACTGGCCAAGAGTTACCGGCATGGATCCATTTGGTCAAGCTATCGTTATTTTTACCCTCGCTATTAATCCTCACACACACAGAAAAGAGTTAGTGGAATTGCGTAGAGGGAAATGGAAATCTAAAGAGGCTATCCTTCAGTTGGTAGATGCGTGGATAACTAATCGATCTCAAATTATTGTTGTTGAAAATAATGCCGCACAAGATGCAATTATTCAATGGGCAAAAGAAATCGGTAGGACAAGTATTCCTATTGTCCCTTTCTGTACCGGTAAACAAAAAGCAGATCCGATATATGGTTTACCTTCGCTAGAAGTTGAGTTTGCAAATGGTTCCTGGAATATTCCATGTGGACATATTGATCCTTTAGATGCAGAGGAACCGATTAATGTTTTGAAGAAAGAATTAAAAGGACATCCGGTTGCATCTTCCTGGGATTGTATCATGGCCATGTGGTTTGCGAAAGTAGGCGCTGAAATACTTATTAATCCATTACCTCAAGACGATGGAGAAATTATCGTGCAAGAGGAAGTGGGCATTGAACAAGTGAGTATAGGAGATTATTAATATGTTTGGTTTTAATTTAGTAAAGACAAAAATTTTAAACGCGTTAAATGAAACAGTAACAAATGCAGATCGGATGTTAGAGGATATTGGATGGACGAATTTAAGTTTAGAGAATAATACACTGAATGCAATTCTTCCTAAGGGGGGAATTAAAGAAGTGATTAAGCGTGCTAAAATATTTTATTATAATAATCCTTTAGCAGGGCATTGGGTTCATTTAACAACATGGTTTGTATTTGGAGAAGGGGTAGGAGTTCCGAAGGCGAAGGATAAAAAAGTTCAAGAGGTGATCGATGAGTTCTGGAATAATCCAGATAACAAATTAGCATTGACATCTTTCTTAGCACAACAAAAGTTATCAAATAAACTTCAGTATGAAGGAAATTTATTCTTTGCTTTATTTGATGATGAAGAGGGAATGGTTAGAGTTCGTATTATGAATTCAGAAGAGATAGATGATATAGTTTATGACCAAGATGATAAAATGCGACCGATCTTTTATAAGATAAAGAAAATTGAAAAGAGATATGACTTTACCTCAGGTCGATATGTTTCGGGAGCGCAGACATTTGTATTTTATCCGGATGTAAGTGTTCCGAATCCAGAGGCGTTTGGAGTGCCGGAGAATAAGTTAGTTGCGGATATAAAAATCTTTCATGTGAAGATTAACAATGACATAAATGATTCCTGGGGAATTCCAGATTTATTCAGAGGGTTAGACTGGCTGAGAGCGCATAAGGATATGGCTGGAGATAATGCTACATTTATAAAGGCACTAGCAAGATTTGCATGGAAGAAGAAAGTTAAGGGTGGAGCTGGTCAGGTGAATGCAATAAGTAATGCTTTGAAAACACGTACAGATTTATCTAATCTTAATCGGCCGATAGGACAGACGCAGGTAGAAAATCAAGGAGTTGATACTGAACCGGTTAAAACTCCATCTGGTTCTTCTTCTTTATTCGGTGATGGATTAAGACAAATGAAGTTAATGGTATCCGCGGCGAGTGGTATCTTTGAACATTATTATGGTGATCCATCTACCGGTAACTTAGCAACGGCTAAGTCCATGGAATTGCCAATGGTTAAAAAGTTCACCGCTTACCAAAAATTATGGGAAGGTATTTATACGGCTTTATTATTCCATCAAATTAATATGAAAGTTCAGGTTGGTTTATTAGACGGAAACGCAGAAGAGAATATAAAAACAAAAAGAATAGAATATGATTATAATTTTGACATTGCTCTGGATATTGATTTCCCTCCTATTTTAGAAGCAGATATAAAAGAAGTAGGAGAGGGTTTAGTAATAGGGAAGACAAACGATTTTATTTCCCAGGAAACGGCACAAGAACAGTTTATGCTAGCTCTCAATCTTAATAATATAGAAGAAGAGAAGAAGAAAATAGAAGAACAACCGAAAGAAGAAACTTTAGATCCGCTTACCGGTTTGCCGATATCTACAGTTAAAAAAGTATTAAAGAAAGAAGAAGATGTGAAGGAAGCGGATATAACCGCAAACCCTAAAGAACTTCCTGCAAGAGGTGAGGCAAGATTTAAGAAGAAGAATAATTTCTTAACCCAGAGAATTAACGCTTATGCTAAGTCTTTAAATTCTCATTATAAAATCTTTCAGACGGATATAAAACGCGGAATTACATCGGCTGGAACCGAAGGACAGGTAGTAGGAACGGTAAAAGGTTTAGATGGAGCGTTAAATAAATTAGCCAAAGGAATGAAAAGTTCCGCTAAGTCTTTCTTTCCAGAAGCGGTTGACATCGGTAAGAAGTTTGCGCAAGCGACTTTAAAAGATATGAATATAATTGTTAATGAAACTTTATTCGAAGTGGAAGGAGGGGATATAAGCATTCTCAGCTTCAATAAATGAAGCGGTTAATTCTTTTGCGGGTAGAATCAATTTATATGCAGGGGCGTTCTGGACCGCGGAAGAGTTAGCGGTGAAAGAAACGGCGAGAGGTTCAAATGTCTTTGTTAACTTTGCCGGACCGGATGATGGGCATACTTGTCCCGGATGTGATAAAGCGGTAAATGGAAATCCGCATCCGATTAATATCGCGCCGGTACCCGGAGAACAAGATTGTTTAGGAAATTGTAGACACGCGTTACAGATTATAACTTAAGGAGAAATGATGGAAAGCTTTATGGATGCGTTAATTAGAAGGTTCTGGATATTTATTGTAGGGGCTATTATTACCGTTTTAGTTTTGACCCTTGCAACTATGGTTGTTTGCGCTCAACCGTCTCCACATCCCATTCCAGATTTGGCTGAAGATATTGGCGTGGTTGATGTAGGAGGTTATTATATAGGAGAAGAGGTCGAGACGGTATTACAGGAAATCGGGGCTAAGATAATTAATACTTCGTGCCTAGCTTCGGGCCCATCTTGGTATGATGATTTGGTTGGAACTAATTATATTTGCAGTGACGGGATAGAAAAAATATCCTTCGCTTATAGTGTGTCCATAGATACAAGAATAACAACAGGTGCAGACACGCGCGTAACAACGAGTGGAGACACAAGGATAACGAGGTAGATATGAAAAAGTTTTTAATTAATTTGTTAGTTGTGTTTTTCTTAAGCTTTGCGAGTAGTTCCTTTGCGGCGAATGTGACCATTGGAGATTTAACATTAGACGCTACTCCTACGACGGATGATCTTTTAGAATCAGAAGATGATCCAAGTGGAACGCCTACAACAAAAAAGATTACTATAGGGGGAATGCTGATTGATGCGAATATTCCTAATGACATTACAATTGACTTAGCTACAACCGCAACGGCATTAGCCGCGAATGGCGGAAATTGTTCTGCGCTGAGTTATCCCTTAGGAGTTGATGCTTCAGGGGCGGTAGAAAGTTGTACAGATGCGTCAACAGAAATAGATTCTATTGTTGCAACTCATACAGCGATTTCAAGCGCGCATCACACAGCGACCACAGATACTTTCGTTACCAATAAGGATTCTCATGACCACGCTGGCGGTGACGGTGCAACAATTACCCATGCAAACGTAGGAAGTCAAACCGCTAGTGACCATCATGCAAAAGCAGTATCCTCTGATATAGATCATGACTCTGTTTTAAATGTCTCAACTTCAGACCATCACGTTAAGGCGGTATCGTCTGACATTGACCACGACTCAATTCTTAACGTTTCTATTAACGATCATCATACCGCTACTGTTGATACATTTGTAACAAATAAAGATACGCATGACCACGTAGGTGGGGATGGAAACCAAATCGACCACGATGGAACGTTAAACTTTTTAGCTCCAGAACATGTTGATTGGGCTAGTGCTAGTGCTGGAATTATTCACGCTTCTAATTATGTTGATAATGATTCAGGTGGTGGAGGCGGTGGTGGTTCTTCTACGCTGACCGGACTTAACGATGTTAACACTTCAGCTTCTTATCTTGCAGGAAATATACTAGTAGCGGAAGGCACAGCGTTTGACAGCGTAGCTATGAGTGGAGACATTACGATTACTTCGGCTGGTGTTGCTTCTTTAGATACAGTTTCAGCGCGAGGTTGGACAGGTGTGCAAACTTACGAAGCTCCAATAGTGCATAATTCAGGAACAACATTAGCGACAAACTTTGTTTTCGGAACGCATGGAGCAAGTATAGAAGAAACTGTAGATGGATATATTAAATTGTGTTCTAACAATGCTGCACCTAACGACCAGTGTTTGACTATTGATTTGGGAACAGGTTGGCAGTGGGGAACATCGTTTTCAACGACTGGAAGTAGTGGAAGTACAATACGTTGGAACTCACCTATGTTAGTTCAAAATGATACAAGTACGGTATGGGGAAATTCATCAGGAACAGGTATTACTTATGATACTGGTGGAAGCGATGCTATGAGATTCTTTACCAATAATGCGGGAGTAAGTACAGGGTCGGGATATTTCTTATTTAATCTACAAGGGGTAGGACACGTAGGAGCAGATACCTTAAACACAACATCATGGGCAACTATCTCAGCACAAGCGGATACAGGAGTGTGGGCTGATAGATTAGATAGGTGGCATGACGGTGTAGATGGGCATATTAAA